CCCAAGCATCTTCAACTTCACGCTTGGCATCGTTGACTAACTTACCGATAAGTGCGCTATAGTCAGTGTCCGATACGTTAGTAACTGTTGCTTCACGAAGCCGTGTCAACACATCGTTGACTAATGATAAATATGTAGTTGCCATTATCTATTCCAATAGAGTTGAAAGCAGTAACTCAGTTACAATCCCATTTTCTTAGTGCTAGTGCTTTCCGTGTTGGTCTACCTTTTTCATCCTTCATCGGTCCTTCGACCCCAGACATACGAGCACAGAAGGACTTACGCCTTGCCGCTGCTTTGGGGGACTTTGCTGCTTGCTTGGCCGATACTGGTGGTTTGAGATTAGCGCCTTCAGTACGCTTGAAATAGGCTCTACCTTTAGCATTTAAACCGCCTTTAGGATTCTGATAGACTTTTTTGACCATTATTTCTTCTTGGCTGTTTTTGCTGCTTCCCTAAATGCTTTTGCTGTAGGCGCACCTTTGGTTCCAGGCTTACGCATCTTCTCGTCTGCTCCGGCAGCAATACGTTTGCGTTTCTGATTAATATTATAGTAAAGACCTTTTTTCATCGTCCACGCCCCGTCTTCTTCATCATCATCGGCTTTTTGGACATACCAGCCTGTGACATAGCAATCGCTACTGCCTGCTTGCGTGACTTCACCACTGGACCGCCTTTACCGCTATGCAGAGTACCTTCTTTGTACTCGCCCATAACTTTACCAACCTTCTCTGCCTTGCCTTTTTTAGTTGTCGGCTTTTTCATCTTTGTCTCCTTTACCTAACCAGTCTTGAATCGTACGCAATTCGTATATACGAAACCCCGTCCAGATGATCGTAAACAGGGCTGCAATGGCTGGAAGCACATCTGCCAAGGTCCCCACCACAGTCACAACAGAAACAGCGTCTACGGCTTGTTTAGTGGCTTCTGTGGTCATGGTTTGTTAGGCCAAGTAATGTCATAGGGAAAACCTGCTTGTGCAGGCACATCTCGCAAGGCTTGACGATAGGTAGCCCAGACAGCCTTATCTACTTGCGAGTCACTAAGTTGTGTCCAATCACACTCTGCCAAGCGTTTGTCACGATCTGCCCTGACAGACTTGGCTGCTTCTGCATCTTTAGCGGCCTTGGCATCGTCATCCATCTCAGAGATAGACCACTTCCACAGCCAGCGGCCTTGTGCGTCTTGCTCTACACCGTCTTTGAAGGCAGTTTGGTAGCGAGTAGTAGTGGGTGTCGGTGACTCAAATACTGGGTCTAGTCCGAGTTCCTCTACCAGCGCAGGTGTCCATTGGCTGGGAAATGATGTGTTTGGATACATCGACCTTACTTCGCCTTGGGATTTGATTTCTCCCGTTGACTTGACTCTATACATGATTACTCCTTATGCAATTGCAAGATAAATATAAGTTCCAGTATTGACGTTGGCATTAGCCGCTGATGTTTCGTTTACTGTAAAGCCAGTTGAAGATACGTCTACCCAATCCTCGTCTGTGTCCTCTGCCGCAGTAGAGTTCAAGAGCAAATATGGATCGCTACCAGAAACAAGACCACGAGCAGAATCACTCACAATCCAGTTGCCAGTAGAGTCCGTGCGCTTAACCATGATGAACCTCGGCTGGAATCCTGTGGTTACAGTTACAGAAGAACCATTACCTGTATAAGAACCTACTTTGCTGACACCGGATACGGAGGCAAATAGGTAGGCAACGTAGTTAATTCCATTTATATTTAATGTGGAGTTTGTTCCGTATGAAAAGGTAGTGCTACTTACACCACGCCAAATTGTTGATGCTCCAGAACCAGATGCTTGTGTGCTATTTAGAACCATATAATTTGGATAGCCTCCTGTTGATCCAATGTCTTTGTGATAAACAATCCACCCAGTTGGATAATCTCTTGCTTTTCCAATGATAAATTCTGGGGTTACTCCAAGGCTATGGGTTACATCTATATTTGAACCTGTTCCTGTCCAGCAGACCACATCAAAGAAGCCGGGGGCGCGGGCGAACTTATACGTCATGTTCCCAGTGCTGGGGGTGAAGTAAATCCGCGAATCTGATGCGCTACGGTACAGGTATGGAGAAGTGGTTCTTGATACCTCCGCGCTTTGGTCAGAAGAGTCTAGGATTGGGAACCCTGTTGTCGATGAAAGCCCGCGAAGGCGATCAGCCCAAAGCCACTGAGGGGTTGTTGGCGATGATCTTCCACCAGCCATGATCCACAAGTCTCCCGCGTGGCTTGCTCCGAGAGCCAAGGAACTTTGCGGCGATGAACTGTTGCCTGTTTCAGCAGCAAACACACTCGTCCCACTCGTAGGCGTCTTCATCGGCCCACGGCGAATGGCTACATAAACCCATGTTGTGCTTGCAATCCCACCAGTATATTGAAACCCTGTGGAATTTATTGACCACGCGCCAGACGAAGTTGTTGCCTCAGCGTCACTTGAATTTGGATACAAAGACGCATTAAATGCGTTTGACCCAGAACCTTTTGCTGTTATGCCGCGCATTGTGTCGTAAATTGACCAGTTATCGGCAAAACCTGTTGCTTTTTTTTGCAAAATCCATTGAGGCTCATACCCCAAATTGACTGTGGCGTTACCAGAGCCATCAGTCGTAAACGAACCACACGAAATCACATTATCCGAGCCAGACGCACCAAAGCCGCCAGCGTCGTGGGCGAAGAGGTAGGCGACGTAGGTTGCACCGTTTTCGTTTACGTTTGTATTGTCGCCAAGCGTAAATACCGTGCTTGTTGGTGCTGTGCTATTCCAAGCATTAGTTTGTTGGGTTTCTGCTACTGTTGAGTTCAACAACAAGCGATAAGTAGCATCAGTAAGACTGCGATGCCAAACAAACCAGTTATCAGTTCCGCTTGTTTTCTTAACAATAAGACAGCCTGGGGTACTGCCAAGGTTATGAGATACGGTGCGGCCTGCTGTGCCATTACCAGTATACGTCACCACATCAAAGAACTTTGCCTGTTGTGCAAATGTCCAACCAACAACAGTTGCTGTATTTTCATTAGGTTGTCCGGTTCCTAATGAAAAACCATCTGCATTAAAAGCAGTTAATGATTGAGATGCGGTTGATTCTGCGTTTGTTAAACTTGAATAAATTTCTTTTGTTGCTCCACGAGCAGTATCATACAACCGATGATTATTAGTTGTATTTCGATATTTTGTCCAAACCATCCCACCTTTACCGGCAAGATCTATACCATTAACAATGTTTCGTGCTGTTGCGTTTCCTTCCCATAGGTATGTAGAAAAGACATCCTCTACATAAACAGGAACCGCTGACGGAGCAGCCGATAGTGCTTTATTTGCAAGCATGGTTATTCCTTAAGCGTTGCCAACACGAGCGCCATAGACCTGTGTAGATACTTTCCACAGCACGATTACAGTATATCCAGAAGTGTTCAGCGTAGGTGCAGAACCGTTATCAGTCTTCCACACCACTCCAGAGCCACCAAAGGTGCTGTCAGTCCAGGTCAGCGTGTACGCTGTTCCATCATCAACCATCAGCGTAATAGCCTCGCCAGCAGCGAAGTTCGTAGCCTTTGGGGTACGGCTTGCGCCAAGAGTGATCAACTGGATAGAACCGTTGCCAGGATCAATCTCAAAGGCAGCGCCATCAGAGATGGTATAGACATCCTCAAGGATAGTACCAGTAATGACAGGATCTGTCAAGGCTGCGGCAGAAGCAGACAACTTCGTGACTACTGTAGAGCCAGTGCCTTTAGGCGTAATGTTGATATTGATGTTAGTATCATCACCAGTAGCCGACAGTGTAGGCCCATTACCTGTAGCAGCATTAGCTACAGTAAACTCATTAACTGCAGACGATGTTGCAGTTACTTTGAATAGTTCATTGTTATTAGTGTCATTGATGCCAGTAATAACTTTTGGGCTAGTAACAGTAAAGGTAGAAGGATTAGTACCAATCTCAACTACGTTACCGCCGCTGTCTTTGGTATAAAGACGCTTATCAGCAGTATTGACTGCTAGTTCAGCACCGCCAGCAGCATTGGTTAAGTCACCTGCACCAGGAGCGCCAGTGGTGTCTTTTTTCTTGGTCAGAATTGTTGCCATTTATATCTCCGATTAAGAGTAAGTTCCACCACTGATGGTAGAGGAAGATGTTAAGAATACTGTAGATAGTTCAGAGTAAGTAATTTTTTTGCTTTTGTCTGCCGCTGTAGGCTCGCTGATGTCAACAACGTAGAATAAGTCGCCGGAGGCTAAGGAAGCGCCAGTGAGAGCAGTAAGATCGGTTAGTTTTTTGTCAGCCATGTTATGCCTCTAGTAAGAATAGGTCACCAGATTCAAGTACGAAGTTGTCGCCGCCTTCGGTTTCTAGATTATTATAAAGTATGTCAGGATAAAAAAAAAGTGGAAGATAACCATCAGAGGAAATCGTCCACTTCTTTGTTGCTGAATTATCTACATAGACACGAATGTAGTCTTTGCCTGCCTGTTTACCAGTAGTGCTAGGAATTTCATAGGCAGCCATTGCACCATTGTTGTTCATACTGTTTTCTACAGCCGACTCTGATGCTAACTGAATAGGAATGTAGTCAACCCAACGAGTCAATCCAGTCGTACTAGCAATAGTGCTCACCACCATAGAGGTAGAGCCATTAGCTGTGTTATATACTGTCGGAAAGGTTTGAGGAACCATGTTTACTCCTAGTTTTCTGTAGCATCCTCAGTGAAGACGCTATAGAAAAGCCTCCGAAGAGGCAAAACCGTTAAGTTTTATTCGAAGATCGTGCGAGCAACGATTACTTTATACACAGCAGAGGCAAGGTTAATTGCTCCACCAGTATTGTTCCATACTTGTACAGTTACTTCGTTTGCAGCGGTAACAGCAGCAGTCAGGCCAAGATCTTCTACATCAATAGATGCAGAGATGGCAACAACTACATCACCAAGAGCAACACCAGGAACAGCAATGGTGTCTACAGCCTCATCGCCATCGGCAACTTCAGCAAAGTTAATGGTCCCTTTAGCGGCCCAAACTTTAGAGAAGACACCACCAAACTGTTCACGACCTTCTTTTACAACAACGCTACTTGCAGCCATAATTATCTCCTATTTAGTTAAGAAGACCCCGCCGAAGCGGGGC